AGTTGCGGAAGCCTGGATTGTCATCCCGACTTCGAAATTAACAACGTTCTGTGGATTCTGCAGAGTAAATTGGTAAACGCCAGCACTAGGATTAGTGATAGCAGAACCAATTACGCCACGGGTAGCAGTTCCCGAACCAAATAGCTCGAAAGCCATGTTGTTCGACAAGTTTTTGATACCCCCGTCCATTTGACGTTTCATTTCGTCAACGAACGCACCAGCATTGCTTCTTGTTTGCTCAATGAGCAAGTTAGTGATTGTGACTAATTGATAGTCCTGAATCACATATACGAAGAAGCTATTGTACTGGTTAGGTGTTTGATTGCCTTGAGCATTCGCAAATGTATGCGAACGACCCATAGGATCAGCGTATTGAATAGGAACTGGAATATACTTACCAGCAAGCCCTTCCGTAGATTCATTCTTCGGAATAAGAGCAAATGCAGGGTTCTTAGCATAAACCAAGTCCTTCATGAAATCCGAGTTGTCTACATACAATTCTTTTAGAACTGCAATAGAACTCGAACTGCTAGCATATGTAGCCATGTTGAAGTCCTTTAGTTAGTGAATGCAAAGCAAAAACGTAAACCATTTACACTTTTGATTTTGCACTCTCAAAAGCCATGATTGCTCTTTCTCTAGCGGTTAATGGTCGTGAAACCGTACCTGCATTAGAAAGAGTAGTTTGTACGGGCTGTTGCTTCAGTTCACTTGCTTCTGCTGAGTTCTCTGTCAGCTTCCCTAAACGCGACTGAACTTTAGAAAGTTTTTGCAAGGCCTTTAGTCTTTCGACTTCGCGCTCAAGCAATTTATCTTCAACAAGTTGGGCTGCTTCCTCTACAGAAAGGATTGCGCCTTCCGCATCGAAGACTTTTCTAATCAGTTCCACAACAGCTTCGGATTCTCCCGTTGCTCTTATGGTTTCGTACGTTGGGTCGGAATCGACCAAAAGTTTGACGTCATTACGAATCTGGTTAACTGCGGCTTCATAAGCAGCGTTATCACGCTTGGTGAATTGCTCATCAACCGAAGCTAACTTCGTTTCCAGCTCCGCTATCTTGTTTAATAATTGTTGATTTGGATCTGGATTGATCTGACTAAGCTGTAACTCAGTCAGCTGATCGTAAGTGAGGCCAAGCTTCGACATAGTGCCGAGAGGATCAGTTTTCAAGTCGTCTATACTTACCATGCTCGCTTGCTGGGCTTTCCAGGCGTCTTGCTGAGCCTTTAGCTCTTGTCGGGCTTTCCGAAGTTGTCGCTCCTGTTTTGCGAGGGCGACAAATTGAGGGCTGAGAGGCTCGCTAGGTGCTTCAGCAGTCTTTTCAGCAACTTCAACACTATTGTCTACTTGAGGCACTGCGCCTTCAGTAGCTATAGCGTTTTCCACCATTCCAGAGGGCGGCGGCTCAATGTCTTGTACGGGCTGCGTGTTCTGTGGAACAGGGGCAGCATGGGCTTGTAATTTAGCGTATTGCTCGGCTCTTGCGGTACTTCCAGCGGGTCTCGGTGCTACGGTAGTTGCGGGAGCTTGAGGATTGCTAAGTCTTTGCTTTAAAGCATCAACTCTTGCTGTTGTAGGCTTTGGTGTTCCGAATGTTACGGAAGGTCTTGTCGGGGTTGTTGCGACAGGCGTAGATGCAGCCTTAGGTTCAGTTACTAGTGCCATGTTTTCTCCTTGCCGACTCTGCGGCGTTATAGCGTTGCGACGCTAGGGTTATTATCCTTGGCCCATCGGTAATAATGGGCTACTTGGTAAAGCTTCTGGAACCGCTAATTGATTTTGCGGTATTGGCATCGCGCCCATAGGCGGTTGAGGCATGGCGGCCATTTGCAAGTCTTGAATCTCAGCGAAGAAGTCACGGAGCATCTGCATTTTTTCTTCTTCAAGATTGCATGTTGAATATAAATTTATGTATTGAGTGACGATTTCTGTGGCTTTAGCGAGGTTCATAAACTGATCAGGCCCCTCGTACTTACCTTCCTCGATAATATCGTCTAAATATTTAAAAATTCTTTCTTCAGAAGCGTTTGCAAGCGTTTCAATCTGGCCCAAGTCAGGGAAATCAAGAAGTCGTCGCCCTTCTTGAATGGTAATCATATTAGACTGAATCATTTCAGTTACTTTTTGCAGTCTTCCGGCTGGCTCTTTCGGTAAAGAGCTTTGAACGTAGGCTTGAATGACAAACGGGTCTTTGAGGAGCTTAACTTCAGGAAGCTCGATTTCTTTTGTGCCTTGTCGCCTGTCCGTAAATACAGTTGTGTACTTTCCGTCGCGTTCTCCGATTTCCATTGCCTTATCAATAATTTGGTAAGCGATATCCACATAGAAATTTGTATAACGCCTTTCTAAAGCAGCAAATCTGTCTGAGTTAATATCTTGATAAACTCTCTGTGCTTCGCCTGAGTTTAATCCTGCTGGCTTTTGGCTCGTAGCTGAAAGCATACTTAAGCCTTCTTGCTCGAAACCAAACTGAATGAGACGCGCACGTTCCTCATACATCTCTTGCGCGTTACTCTGGCTGACAGAAAATATTGGCGCAGTACCGCGATAAGGAATAATCATTCCAATCTTGTTCATGAAAGCGGCCTTATTAACTTTACTGCCCTCTTCCATAAACACTCTTGGCACTCCAAAAAGTTTTATTGATTTAGCAATCGTGTCTAATAAAGAATTAAGCTCTAATTGGGTGCCGAATAAACTTTCAGCAACTCCTTGTGACCAAAATCCTAACTGTCTTTTCTTGTGGTGTAAGAATACGAATGGAAATGTTTGCTTAGTCCATTCTTCGTGGAACAACTCGCCTTCGGAACAAGCAATCGAGTGATACCCGTCGCCCGTGTCTTCGCCAGAAGGCAAGCTCCACCCTTCAACCACCATTACGAGGTCTGCAACTGATTTGGCAGTTTCCGCACTGCTATCGATAGTAGCTTTTTGCGACTCTGCTGCTAATCTTTTATGCTTAGGAAAGGCAGCTTCAAGCTGGCTTCTGTCCATTAACTTAACTTGATACAATCTTCGAGGATTACCAAATGCGGCTTCTTGAATATCGACGAAAAGTTCGGTTAGCAGCACGCGCTCTAACCCGACTTTTTTATCCATTGTTTCTAATATTTTTACGCAGCCTGTTCCTTGCACCAGAGCGTCAGTCAAAATATATTCGCCGATCTCGTAGGCTTTTGCGCGGTAAAATTCACCAAGAATAAAGTTGTTTAGCTTCTTTGCTAAATTTCTTTCTTTGTAATCACCATTGTCGGTTAGAAAAACAGGCGTAGGTTTACTCTGGGTTAATTTAGAAACAAGCGTATCAGTAACCGAACTAATGAGATTATAAGTGGGTCTGTTAGGCTGTAGAGTCGAAACGTTATCCATTTTCGACATATTGCTTCCCACAAAACTGTAAAGCGATTGACCGCTGTAAAGTCTTGCAAACTGCGCTGCTTGTCTTTGTCTAAACTGCTGGCCCTGCTTAAGATAAGCAACCGTCGAAAAAAGCTGTCTTGCTCTTGCGCCACTGTCTTTTTCTTCCCACCAACGAAAACCTTTATTTCCAATGAAAGCGTCATCCGTGGTTTTGTAGATGCGCTCAGTTCTGCCGAAGCTCTTTTGTTTTGTTGTAGTTTTTAAACTCATTGTTGCTCAAGTGTTTCAGTCGGCGGAGTCGCAGAGTAATAAATAAGCTCTTCTTCAGTTAACTCGCGGTCTTCTTCAAACACTGCTTCTTCCTGTCGACGTTTGTACTTTGACTGAGGAGCTTCTTCAGAAAGCTTTAGCTCAATGTCGCCCATTTTAAATTCTGTAACGCCCTTCTCGCGAAGTAGCTTCAGTAAATCTTTAAGCGTTTTTAAATCCATTAGGGTCTGTATCGCTTTCTTTCTTTCATGATTTGACCGACCAAGCTGAAATCATCGTCACTTGGATTTGGATTCACTTCATGAGCTTCGTCTTCCATGTAATGAACGTTAGACAAATCTAAATCGTCAGCGAAAGCTGGCTCTGCATCGCGGTCACTCTCTACGCCGCCACCCATTGCCATCTTCTTACGTCCGCGCATGATTTCTTCTACAACGCTTCCGCCCATTGCAAGTTTTGCAACTTGTGTTTGGTTCATTCCGGGAGCGCGCATCGCCATAGTTTGTTGCTTAAGTCTTGCGTCCATAGGAACTTGATGGCTTGGGTTTAGCTTTTGGTTCTGAACTTCCCCGCCTTCAGCGTAGCAGCTTCCACCCATCGCAAGCTTTGCCATATCGCTTTGAGGTTTTCCTTCATGGCGCATTTCTTTTTCTTCTTTGCCGTGAGGAGTAAGCGCTGGCTTTCCGATTTGAGCAGCTTCTTTTTCTTCTACTCCACCGCCCATAGCCATCATTGTGTGACCGCACTTTTCACAGTGCATAGTTTCTTTTTGTGTAACGTGTTTCACTTCGCCCCCTTCGGACATTGTTGCGGTTTTTTCCGCTTGTTTAAAAGCTTTCGCAGTTGGAGCGCCCTCTGTTCCAGGCTTTCTCATTTTCTCCCCACTGCCTTCTGCAATTCTTTCTCTCTTTGCATGAATGTTTGCATATAGTCCGCCGCCCTTTGCCATGTTTCTTCTTTTCATAGCGTAAGCTATTGCAACCGCTTGTTTAGGCGGTTTACCTGCGGCTATCTCGGTCTTGATATTCTTTTCAAAGTTCTTTTTTGATTTGCCTTCTTTAAGTGGCATCTTTTCTCCAATCATTCCGCCATCTGCACAGTTCCAACGTTTTAGAGCTGCACCTTTTGGCGTTAACTCTCCGCTTATTGATGTCGGGCCTTTAACGCCTGACATTCGTGCGCAAAAACTTTTCTTTCTTCCGGCTGCTTCGCTTCCCGGCTTTGGCTTACCAGTTACAGGCCTTTTTAAGTTTGAGCCTTCTTCCCTGTTTAGCTTCTTTCTGTAACTGTCGCTTAGTCCACCAGACTTCGAGTGCTTCTTAGGGTTGTAGCCAATAAAAGGTTTTTTACCTTCGGCCATTACTCTTCTTCTTCCATTTCCTCTTCTTCATGAGGAATAGATTCTAGTAGGTAAAAAGCGTTTTCTAATGCGATAGCGATGCCTGGCACGTCTTTCTTTTCAACGGCAGTCATCAATTCTTCGGCAGCTACTTCAAGGCCAACGTTTCTTTTGCGGCCTTCTTCTGATCTATGTTCCACGGCAATCCCCGTTTCTTTACGTTTTTCATCCAAAAATGCTAATGGCGACGGCATTTGTTGCCTCACTTTCTTTTCAAGTTTGTCTAATCAAGGCAAAAATGAGAGAAATTCGCGCATAAGGAGATAAAAACATGAAAATTCTGTTTAGTTTGTTGGCGTTTTTTACGCTTTTTTTAGTTAGCTGCGGTGACAGTACAGGCACAAAACCTACAATCCCTGACAACGTGACGATTGACGTAGGCCCCACAAAGTATGCAACGGGTTACATCAAGCTCCACGAAGGCCACGGGTTACTTGAAGGCGGCGTGTTTAAGAATCCTAGAACCAATGCGTACCTTCCAGTCAGCTTTGACTGGCGTAACTTAGGGTTCAGTTTGCCTATTAAAGACCAAGGAGCTTGTGGGAGCTGCTGGGCGTTCTCAACCGTTGCGAATCTTGAAAGCGCTGCGTTGATATTTAACAACCAAGTTGAAGTAGCAAGCGAGCAAGAAATCGTTGATTGCGATTCTGAATGGTATGGCTGCCGTGGTGGCAATTTCGCTGGCCCGTATTTAGTCAAAAACGGGGTTACAAGCGAAGCTCTGTATCCGTACAAGGCCTACAATCAGATTTGCACTGCGAAGAAAAAGCAGCGCGTTCTTCAGCCTGTATCTTGGTACAACTTAGGAGCGCCCGATAGAAGTCCTACAGTTGATGAGCTAAAAGCCGCAATCATGCAATCAGGCTATGTATCAGTCGCAGTAGGGGCCAATGGAAGGTGGGATAATTACAAAGGCGGCGTCATGAAAGGCTGTAAATACAATGGGTTAAATCACATGGTGAACCTCATTGGCTGGACTGCTGACGGCAACTGGATAATGCGAAACTCTTGGGGAGAGTCCTGGGGGGATAAGGGTCATGCGCTAATGCCGTTTGGCTGTGACTCAATTGGTGAAGAAGCCGCTTATGTAGTTGTAGAAAAAGAAGTACAATTAAGGTAATTAGGCTGTCTTACAAGAGTTCTATTCCTTGGCTTCAGTCGGGTAACTGACTGCGTGTCCCCAAAGCATCGACCACCAAAAGGTAGCCAAGGAGTAGTTCTATCGCTTCTTTCCCTTGCGGATAATACTAACAGATTCAATTGTAGATTTTAAAACGGTATGCGAGTCCAGATTTGCTGTATCGTTTTCTTCAGTAAGCCAGCTAGCAAGATAAAGAGCCTGTCTATCCTGATTAACAAGCTCACCAATAACACGACATCGAAGAGGATAAGAAAGCCCACCAACGCTCGCAACATGATCAAGAAACACCACTTCAATAACAGTCCCATTTTTTATCTTTGGTAAACTACGTTTTGAAATAGGCACTCATGAACCCCTTTGTTGACGTAGATTTGCATTAGTTGATGAAAGAAAGCTCCGCTCTGCTTGTGATAAGTAATCCCAAAGCCTAACGTCCAGTCCGAGATGTCCATGATGTAATCAGCCGCTTGCCTTTGGTTGCCGAGCCAGCCGATGTTGAGCGCAACAAAGTCATCCCCGTGCGCGTTGTTGATGTGGTATTCCTGCACTTTGTGCGTGTGTCCGAAGATGACTGAGCTTCTGAATTTCTTAACCATACTCGCCGCAGGGTTTTCCCCAGCGCGTGAACCATGCACACAGACAAGGTTGCCGATAACATACTTACCATTTTGCCCATAAGGTACATAAGTAATCTCCCTCGGTAATCCCATTACTTCTTCGCTTTTAAATAGTCCTGCGAGCTTTGGGGCGTGTTCTGCGACGTATTTAATCAATCTCTTTTCGTGATTACCTTCTAAATAAACAATTTCTTTGTAAGGCACTGCAGTCATCAAATCATCAAGTGCACTTCTCGCTTCTTTCATTTCATCTTTCCAAGTTTTGAAATCCATTAGTGGGTCTTTTGCGTGGCGTGAGACAGAGTAGAAATCAAAGAAGTCGCCGTGGATAACGATTGTGTGCGGCTTTAATTCTTTTCCAACGTCGAGAAGGATTTTCCAAGCGGCTTTATTTACAAACGGATGATGACAATCGGAAACGTGCAAAACTCTTTTTAAGTTCATTAAGCATTTCCTGTTTTTGTTTTTGGTTTGAGCGTGAAACGAGATAACTAATTGTACTAGACTTCTTCGTAATATAAATCCTCATCATGTTCTTGCGCTTTCTGGCGCTCGAACGCTTGGTTCCACATCATCTCTTGTTCGTTCTTGTACCAACGCTCTGTATAAGGCTTGATGACAGGTTCTTTTTCTTTGTGAGTCCAGTGATACGCTTCTCTGAACGCATAAAGAACCGCGTCACAAATATCAGAGTGATAAGTTTCTTTTATCTTTAGTTTGTCAGGACTTGGATCGTCTCTGTCCCATTCGACCATTTTACAATCAGCAGCAAATTGAGAAGTGCGCTTCGCCATAAATTTTTGCGTTCGCATAGAATCATTAAGAAGTTCAATGTATTCAAATTTTCTAACCTTTTCTGCTGCAGCAATTGGGATTTGAAATCGTTTTGTAATTTCTTCGGCAATCTTTTTTCCAAGACCGCCTGTGTCCATTACGATTTTTAGTGGATCATATCTCTTAATAAGGGTTTCAAGCTGTCCGGCCAGCTCAGTGATTCCTTGTTTGTCTGTAATGACTTCTTCAACGAGGTACAATCTTGGCGAGTCATCATGCCACGCAAGCACGCATATAGCGTCAGAATCGACAAAGCCCAAATCGACACCAAGAACATAATTCCAATTAGCTCCCAAGTTTGGAAGTGCACCATAATCGTTAAGCTCCTCGCTGTATTTAAATACCAAAGCATCAGGGTCATACGCCCATTCACCGAAGCACTCTCTTCGAATGCTTGGGTCATCTCTAGTAACGCCCTTTCTGTCAAGTTCGCGTTGCAGAATCTCTTCGTGGCTCATGCCTGACTTCAATGGCAGCCACGGGTTATCAAACATTGTCCAATGATGATGCGAATACTGAGCGTTCTGTGTTTGTTGATAATAGTAGCCAACAGACACTGGCCCAGGCGTTCCAAGTAGCCTTAGCTTTCCGTTGTAATCAAGAAGGCATTTTGAAATTACATCTTCAATCAAAGGCTCAATGTAAGATTTAAAGCTTTGGCATTCGTCGATGTAACAGAGAATAAGCGCCATGCCTCGAAACTTTTCAATCTCAGTGGCATCGCTTGCTCCTGAAACATAAATAACCGATTCGTTTGGAAACTTAATCGTTAGTTCGGATTCGTTAACTCTTCCTCCGAGATTGTATTCTCTGTTAACTCGGAGCAAATCAGGCCAGACGATTCTTTTAGCAGAAAGTCGATTAAGTGTGAGGTAGAGACAATTAACTCTTTCTCTGGAGAGAGCAGTTGATAGAAGATCGGCGACGCATGCGATTGTTTTACCCGCTCGGCGAGAACAGACAGCGGTAGCGAAATTTGCCTTATCCAGTACAAAGTTTCTTTGCTTACCAAAACAAAATTCTTCGACGCTGAAGGTCTTTTTAGTTTTGAGCGAGAGGTATTTTTGGTACGCCTCATTCGCTGGCATCTTTCACTCGTTTTTGAATTTCAGGTATCAATTCGGAGTCTGGGATTTTACTTAAATCTATTCTGCTGCGGCTGTGCTGATCTAAATAGTGCTCGCTCATGTGCTTTAGAATCGTATCGCTTCCCTCCATGACGCGCTTCCACTGAAAATCTCTAAGTTTTGCCTTACCATTCTGCCTGGCTTCTTCAATAATTGCCGCATAACGTCTATGAATTGTATCCGTCGAAACATTAAAAAATGCAGCGATTTCCGCAATGCTCCAAAGTTTTTCAGCAACTTTTCTTACTTGTTCTTCGTTAATTGGCTTTTTCGGTCGAGCCATGTTTCACCGCCTTTTTGCCAGTGTATTTTTCCCAACGGTCAATAATGACCTGACAATACTGAGGGTCCAATTCCATCATAAAACATTTGCGGTTTGTTTTCTCACAAGCAATTAGTGTCGATCCTGAGCCGCCAAATAAATCAACAACTTTGTCATTTGACTTTCCCCATCTACTAAAAAACCATTCATGCAAAGCAATCGGTTTTTGAGTAGGGTGCACCCTTGATTCTTTTTTTTCTTTCGCAGTAAATCCTGACCATAAAAATCTGGCCAACATTCGCTTGTGGGGTAATTTTGACCAACAAAGTTCAAATCCAGTTCCAATAGATTCATCTAGAACTTCTTTTTTTTTATCCCAAACAATCCAAGATCCGTTTTTTGGTAAATGCTGACAATAATAATCGGCTCCCCACCAAAACTGTTCTTTAACGTCTTTAAAAAGTTCAAGATAAAAAGTTGGATTAAATTCTTTGTCGTCATTTATTACTTTTTTATAAGTTTTTCCAACTACCAGATTATTTTTTGCGTAATTGGTATTTAGATTCATTCCGTAAGGAGGGTCGTTATATAAAAAATCTGCTTTTTCCCCATTCATTAGCCGCTCGACCTGAGCAGCCTCGGTGCTGTCCCCGCATAACAGTCGATGGTTGCCCAAAACAAACAAATCGCCCAACTGAATATCGGTTTGTCTAATTTCAGGCACAGCCTCTTCGTCGCCATAAGGCTTTTCTTCGGGCGTGACGGTAAAGTCTTTGATGCCCAAAAGGTCGATGTCAAATGGCCCAAGTTCGCTTAAGTCAAAATTGATTTCCTTCAAATCAAGCTCTGCCCACATCGCAATTGCGTTGTCGCTTTGCAGAAACAACCACTCCTGGTCTTCGTCTTCAAAATCTTGTCTGACCACGGGAGCCTTGTCCCAGCCATTCTTTTTAATTGCTTGAAGAGTGCCGTGACCCTTTACAATCTTGCCGGATCTGTTTGATACAACGATAGGTGCCCGCACCCCTTGGTATTTTAATATTTTTGCCAGTCTTTCAATTTGGTCTTCCGGATGCTTGTTGCGGTTT